TGACTGTAATCTTAAGATGTGGATGCATCTGACTAATGTAGATAGCAACACTACCACCACCTAAGAATGGTTCCCTATACTCAGTATAATCTTTGAGGTTAGGAAAGTATTGTGCCATCTTACCACAAGCCCTTGACTTGCCACCTGGATACCTTAGAGGAGTCTTTAGTCCTTTCTTCATGATCAATACTCCCTATGTTCTGACATATAATGATCCCTCAATGCGCCACTCATTAGAGTTTCACTAATCTCACCATGTGGTGTGGTGATTGTAGGTTCTACATGATCATTCTTATCACCAAATTTCTTCTTAGGTAATGTTGCTTCCCATACATCAATCATCACTTCCAACTCTTTAATTCTTTCTCTAGCTTGTGCTATTTTATCTTTAGTGTTCATTTGAATTCACACTCCACCATGATTTCAGTTAAACATGCAAGCATATTTATTTCTTGATCTGCTACGAACGCAATCTGGTATTGATACTTAGCAATAATAAGAACAGCAGCAGGTATACTACCAGGAACCAAGGCTGTGTAAAGAGTATCGTAGATGCGACGAAGTAATACCCCAGTATCATTATCCAGATTATCAACGACCCACTTACGTACTTCAGTGAAGTTTTTCTTTTTAAGGTTTTGAAGTAAGTCATTAACCGCGACATCACTAAAGGTTGCTAGTATACCACTATCTATCTTACCTCCAACAGCATATCTTTGACATTCATTTAATACCCTTCTCCAATCAGGGAAGTGTTTATTAATAAGTTGTGCTAAAACTTTCTTATCAGTTTCTATCCTTTCTTGTTCCAGAATTGTGTTAAGACGCTTGAAAAAGCATGTTGCGATTTCTTGCTTTTGTTTTCCTTTGATTCCAAATTCAATAACAGCACATCTACTGTGGAGGGGCTCAATGATTTTGTTTTTGTAGTTGCAGGTAAAAATGAATCTACAGTTGTTGGAGAACTCCTCAATACTCGCTCTAAGAAGGAGTTGTACGTCGGGAGTGGTATTGTCTGCTTCATCAATGATGATGACTTTGTGCTTTGACTCACTGCTGAAAGATACTGTAGACGCAAAGTTCTTGGCATTATTCCTAATTGTATCAAGAAACCTTCCTTCATCCGATCCATTAATGACATAAACATCTACTCCTAATTGATTACATAGTGCTTTTGCTACTGTAGTCTTACCACATCCAGCAGGACCAGCAAGAAGTAGATTAGGCACTTCACCTTTATCTAGGAAATCTAGAAAGGTCTTCTTTATACTCTCTGGTAAAATACATTCTTCAATTGTTTTGGGTCTGTATTTTTCAACCCACAAAAATTCATCTCTCATTTTTCTTTCACCTCAATATTATATTCTATTACAATCTTTTTAGAAGATCTACCCACAGAGTTTAAGGTTTCATACCTTTCCATTCTACCACCCAACTCAGCAGTAATTATTAAAAGTTCTGCTATCAAATCACCATTGCTCATTTAGTTTTCCTCACTGGTACTTGTATTGTCCATGAAGGTGATACTAAATCAACCATCTTAAACTGTTGTCTGTTCTTCTCATAGGTAGCAGCAGGTTCATTACCAGCAGTCTCACCATAATGAGTTTCATTTATATCCAAATATTCTAAGATAGACTCATCCACCATACTGAATAGAGCATCCCATGTTAGAGTATCTCTTAACTTAGATGCAATTCTATCAATATCAGTTGCATCAAGATACTCACCCTTACATATCTTACTAGAGTAATCTCCATATTGACTTTGGAGTTTTGCTCTTGTCTCTACCAACTCATTAAGGTTGATAGTGATCTTTATGTCATAATTAATTGCCATCATTCAAATCCAATCTGGTTTTCTGGATGGGTCACGTAAATAATTAGATGAAGCCCAAGGTTTGCTGCTAATGTAATTCTTGTAAGCAGTAAAAGTGTCAATGCTTGTGTCATGTTTATATTCATCTGGCATTGCACGAACAAAGGATGTTGGAGGTGGTGACTTTGGAAAGATGATATCAGCATACTCTAGAGTCAACTGACAAGAATGTTCTTTACCATATCTGTGAGTATACTCAGCGCATAAAGCAAGACCATGCTCTAGTAACCAAGTATAATTATCTTGAGCCCATATAGTGCAAGGATGATTCCTAAATGCACCTTTGGCAGTGGCATACCATGTGCCACTTTTCTTCTTAGGTAAATGACCAAAACCATGACCCCAACTAGCAGATGCTACAATAGATAACATTTGACATGTTTCTAATGGCATCTTGACCACATGCTTATCAGGTAATACTTGTGCTGATGCAACAGGATCTGGGTCAGTCACAAAAATGTTCATTGTTTAGTAGTGTTGCTACGTGTCCTGTTTATTATACTAATAAATTTATCTCCTGCAAACGTTCCTCCAAGACAAACATCTATATCATCCCCATCTTTCCAATTAGTCTCACCATTCATTTTGGTGTGATTCATTACTATTTGAATCTTATCTATAACGTCTTGTGTTAGTCTCATGATTCAAAGGTAGAATCAGGTTCTAATGCCACATAATACTTCAAATCATAATCCTTGCTTACAAATTTAGACATTAACTTTTGAGAAATAGATACATCATAAGTACCTGGAAGAATTTTAATATTCTCAATCTTAAAGTTAAAGGTAAATTCTTTGTCTGTCTCTCCTACTATTACAGAGAAACTATTGGATGTATCATTCTTCTTATCCCTAACAACCAATTGGACTACACCAGCACCACCCACAGCACAAAAATCTGGTAATTGATATACTGCTGCTGCCTTAAGAAGTTTATCTAATTGATTAGTACTCAATTCAAATGAAACATCTACAGAAGGAATCTCAATTTCCTTATCAGGGGGAGTTACAATTACTCCAGGATCAGCAAAGAAATACTTAGAACGCATTCTACCTTCCTTTATCACCACATGACCATCATTAGTAAAATCTAAATCAGGACTACTATGAAGAGTTAATCCATTAAGAAATTGATTAAGGTCATAGATACCAAAATCTTTTGGTAAATTCTCACCAATAGATGCTTCTGCGTAAATATTCTTCATTACAGAAATTGTACGCAATTTACTACCCTGTTTAAAAAGAATAGATTGATTGATGGTGGAAAAATTTTTAAGAAGAGAAAGAGTAATATCAGAAAGTTTCATAACCACGGGTCGGAGTTTCATTGAGTTGCCCACTGAAGTGATAAAGTAGGAGTGAATAATGTAGTGCTTTTAGTATATCACGTTTTGCTTGTCCCTTCTTGTCATACCTACTAAGGTACTTGATAGCATTTGATCTACAGAATGATTCTGCATCTCCTACTGACTCAATAAGATCAAGTGTCTGGACATTATTATTGTCAGAAGTATAGTGTCCACCATAAGTGGTAGAAATATAATCCTGAAGAGCTTTGATGGACTCATCTTCCTTATACTTTCTAGTACAATCTTTCTGTATACCAGGTGTTGGTGTAGTTACATGATGTGCTATTGCATCATCATTATCAGAAAATGTAGTAAATTCTTGAGGATAATCATCTGGCATCTTAATATTCAAAGTCTCAACATGTGGCCAAGTATCACCATAAACACCACAATCATCTTCTCCTACAATATAATCTTGATTGATACTCATGCCATCAGGTAACTCTAGTGTACTAAAATCTAAAGTCTCATGATTGCTGGTATCAATACTAATATTATTAATCTGATCAGTAAGATCAAAATTAACAAATGTTGCTGATGCTGTAGAACCTGTACTGATAACTACAGTATCATCAGGTTCTTCATTCTTCTTCACTGGAAAGTTTTCATCCATAGTTCCATTAATTACGTCGTAAAGTAAGCTCCATGCATTTACCATACCACTATTCCTCCACTTTGTCAATGTCTACATCTGCATCTACCTTATCATATAGTTCAAGGAATGCTTGCTTTGTTTCATCATCAAATCTATTAGTACATACCTTGATTGCCTTTAACTTATCTCCAAAGATACTGTATGCTCTGATGATATGAACCAATCTTCTGGTTGAGATTACCTCATCAATACCACCATCATAGAATGTTCTTCTGATAATGTCTGCCCAGTCTACAAGATGCTTGATGTACTTATCATCATGACATCCAACACTAGCAGAATGTAATCTAAGAATCTTAGTCTCTATTGCTGGTGATGCATAGTCTTGCTCAAAGGTTACACAGAATCTTTCTAGGAATGCTTCATTCAATACATTTGTACCAATGAATCTACCATCATCAGATCCTTTACCCTTAGTGTTGGCAGTAGCAATGATATTGAAACCTGCTGCTGGTTGAACAAACTTGCCAATCTTCTTAAGGAATAATCCTGTACCCTCTAGAACTGGTTGTAAACAAAGTATCTTGTTGGATGCAAGATCAACTTCATCTAGTAATAAAACTGCACCTCTTTCTAGTGCTTCAATAACAGGACCATTATGCCATACAGTAGCACCATCAACCAATCTAAATCCACCAATCAAGTCATCCTCATCAGTCTCAATAGTAATGTTAACTCTAATCAACTCTCTACCTAGTTGAGCACATGCTTGCTCTACACCAAATGTCTTACCATTACCTGATAGACCAGTGATGAATGTGGGATAGAACTGTTTAGACTTAAGGATAGACTTCACATCATTAAAAGGACCAAACTTAACAAAAGCATCATTCTGATCAGGAATTAGATTCTGTTGTACTATAGGTTCCACAGAAGGAGCATTGAATGACTTCTCTATATTTTTTACTGCTTTGGTAGTAACTTCAAGATTCCACTTGCCTCTACCAACTTTATATTGTTCTATCTTCTTAGTGACAGTCTGATAAGCAATGTCATTTGCAGCACAGAATCCACGTACATCAGGAGCAGTGAACTCTTTACCATAGTTACTTCTCAACCCATCAACAATTTCTTTCTCAGTCATTTTAATCTCAAACATAATGTGGTGGTTTCTTTCAATAATCATATTATAGAGCAAAAAGGGGGTGTTTAAACCCCCTATGTACCAGTTTGTTTATTGTCATATTCCTTGATCTTTTTGTCGCTGGAAAAACTCCTTCAATGAGGAGGATACATTAGGTGGTTCAGGATCTTCATATCCCTTCATCTTCTTCCATTTATTATGCAATGCTCCCATCATCCATGACTGAGCAAGACTATGGGGTCCATTCTCAAGTAGATCTAACTCATACTTACTAGAAGTATAGTTCTTATATTCTTCTCTCCATTTTGAATCATCATATGGTTTATTTGTCATTTTTCGTATGTAAAGGTCTTCTTTTTAATTTGGGTATCACCCTCAGAAGAGGATCTACCTGGTCTAAATTTACCTGCTTTAACTCTTTTAGCTTTATCTAATCCACCTTTCCTTGTTGCTGATAGTGTACCAGTTTTTTTGGTTTGTGTCAATACTGCATCCTGATCATACTTCTTACCTAATGACTTAACTGCCTTCTTAAACTTTCTCTTACTTTTTTTACCAGAAGTAACTACATGACTTCTCTCTTTAACTTTCTTTTCATCCTTAGAACCAGGATTCTCAGTCCATCTTCCAGTTACCTTAGTAGCACCTGGAAGACCCTTACCTTTTATATCTTTATCTAACTGCTTTGCTCTTGCCTTATTCTCTTTCTTTGATTTGTCACCCCTAGACCCTGAGATGACTGCCATCCCACCTTTATCAGACTTAGATTTAATTCTACTTAAACTACTCTCATCTAGTTGAGAGCAGAATTCTTTAAATGACTTCATGCAACCAAAGAAACAAATTCTCCTAACACCTTTTTATTTAGTTTCTTTGTCTTTAGTGACTTAACAAATGCAGTCTTAATCTGTCCTTTTGT